GGTTGCTTACGAATGATACAGTTCAATCGCAAAAATTTAGAGTAATAACAGTAGAAGAAGCTGATGGTATTAATTATGCGATTACTGCACTTTCTTATATTGATGCAAAATATTCATTTATTGAAGATGGCGCAAGTTTACCAGCTAGAACAGTATCTATATTAAACTTACCCAAAGACCCTCCATCAGGATTACAAGCTGTAGAAAAAATTGTTGTTATTAATAATCAGGCTGTATCTAAATTAATTCTTAGTTGGCAACCTATTGTTGGTGTTACTCAATATCAGGTTAACTATAGGTTTAATAATGGAAACTTTATATCTACAACAGTTTCATCTCCTGATTTTGAGATATTTGACAGTGATGTTGGAACGTATGAGTTTCAAGTATTCAGTTACAACGCAGCATTACAGACAAGTGCCACATCTGCTAATTTAACATTTATAGCGCAAGGTAAGACTGCATTACCAGCAAATGTTACTGGTTTAACAGCAGAACCAATTAGTGAGAAACTTGTAAGATTACGTTGGAATTTATCTACCGATGTTGACGTTACTCATGGTGGCCGGGTTTTTGTAAGACATTCTCCTGTTACAGACGGAAGTGCAACTTTTGAAAATAGTACTGATTTGATTCAAGCTCTTGCAGGGAACACCACAACTGCGGAAGTTCCATATCTTGAAGGTGAATATATTTTAAAATTTCAAGATGATGGTGGAAGATTATGCGCTGGTGAAACAAGTGTAATTATAGATTTACCTGATAATCAAGCACCTTTAATTGCATTAACAAGAAGGGAGGATCAGGATAATCCTAAGTTTCAAGGAACAAAAACTAATGTTTCTTTTGATGCTGTAACAAATAGTTTAAATTTATCTGGTACTGGTTTATTTGATGCAATAACTAACTTTGATACTGAAGCCTCAATAGATGATTCTGGTGGTATTTCTCCTACTGGTAGTTATGAATTTGGTGGTGATGCTGGTAGCTCTTTCTTAGATTTAGGTGCTGTATTTAGTGTAGATTTCAAACGACATTTTCTTACTGAAGGATTTTTCCCATCAGATTTATTTGATGCTAGAGGTTTGATTGATGATATTACAGATTTTGATGGTACAACAGCACTTGATGTAAACGCAGAAATGCAAATTTCAGTTACACAAGATAATCCTAGTTCTGGATCTCCTACTTATACTGCATTTCAGACTTTTGCAAATGGAACATACAAAGGTAGAGGGTTTAAATTTAAGGCAAATCTTATAAGCAATGACACAGCACAGGATATAAAGGTTTCTCAATTAGGATATACAGCATCTTTACAGAGAAGAACAGAACAAGGTAATCTAACAGCAAGCGGAGCAGGCGCAAAGGCTATTACCTTTACTCATCCGTTTTTTGTAGGTACATCTTCTATTTTGGGAGCAAATACTAATTTACCCTCGATTGGTATTAATGCACAGAATATGGCATCAGGAGATTACTTTGAAGTGTCTAGTGTTTCTGGATCGGGTTTTACTGTTCACTTTAAAAATTCATCAAATGCTTCGATTGATAGAAATTTCACCTATCAGGCTGTCGGATTTGGTAAAGGAGGGTAGAATAAGCTCAATGTTACTTTTTTAAATGGCAGAACACGATTTTGTAATTGATAACGGCACAGGTGCAGCAGTTCGTGCTGACATTAATAATGTTTTACAGGCTATTGCGTCAAATAATAGTAAATCTGGTGCGTTAACAACTAACTTTGCGTTTCAATGGCACGTTGATACATCTGATGGGCTTTTAAAAATAAGAAATGCAGCGAATAACGGATATGTAACTGTAGGAACAGCAGCTAGTACTAATTTAGGATTAATGCCTCAAGCTGGAGGTACTTTTACAGGAAAGATAACTCATAACTATACGTCTAGCCTTACAATTCCATCTGGTACAACTGCCCAGAGAGATGGTAGTCCGGCCGTAGGTATGCTGAGACACAATAGTACCTTAAATCAATTTGAAGGGTATAACAATGGAGCTTGGGGTGCTATCGGTGGAGGGGCTGGAGCTACTGGCGGCGGGACAGATGAGTGCTTTTTTGAGAGTGACCAAACTGTAACAACATCTTACACGTTAAGTTCAAACAAACACGCCCACACTGTGTCTCCTACAATTAATAACGGAGTCTCTATTACAGTGCCTTCTGGTGCAATATTAGTTATCTTATAGTTATGCCAATATCAATCAACGGATCAGGTTCAATAACAGGCTTATCAGTAGGGGGACTTCCTGATGGTTCTGTTGCACTTGCTGATTTAGCAACAACAGGAACAGCATCCAGTTCTACGTTTTTAAGGGGAGATGGAGCATTTGCTGCAGCTGGTGGTGGAAAGCTTCTTCAAGTAGTTCATTTTCAAACAACAACTCAATTTAGTACAAGTAGTGGTACATTTGTTGATGTTACAAATTTTAATGCGGATATTGTTCCACAAACTAATAGTAAAGTTTTAGTGCAAGTTACTTTAATGTCTATACTAACCTCTGCAACAACTGGAGGCGAGGGTTATGGTATTAAAATTTTAAGAGGCAGTAGTCAAGTAATGGTTTCTGGTGGTATGTATGATATTTACGACAATGCACAAGGAGTGTCAGGCGCACACAGTAGAAACAGAAGTACTTGGACAGCACTAGACAGTTCACCGGGTGGAGATGGGTCTACGACTTTAACTTATAAAATTCAAATCGGGTCACACAATAATCAATCAATACAGATTACAGAAGGTAATATGCCCTCTACAATGACATTATTTGAGATAGGAGCATAATGAAATACGACAAACATCTAGCAGTAAAATCTTTAAAGCCAACTAGCGCATGGAGTTGGGGAGGTTTTGATTATGCAGACTTAAACTGGATAAGTTCCGACACAAAACCAACTGAATCTGAAATAAATGCTGAAGTAACTAGATTAACTAATGCTGAAGGAATGAGATTATTAAGACAAGAAAGAGATAGACTGTTAACAGCTTGTGATTGGAGAGCTAGTTCCGATTTAACTTTATCTACAGCATGGAAAACATATCGTCAAAGTTTGCGTGATTTACCAGCTAGTGCATCGCCTAAACTTGATTCAAATGGTAATTTAGATATGTCATCTGTTACCTTTCCTACTGAACCTAGTTAATTATGGCAAGTATTAAGCTAAAACATAGCGGTGGTAACGGAACTATTTTAAATAGTCCAGCAGCTAACCCTAGTAGTGATGTAACTTTAAAATTACCTTCTACAACTGGATCTGCTGGTCAAGTCTTAAAAGTAGCAAGTGCTAATCATAGTTCAACAAATGCCGAACTTGAATTTGCTACTGGTGCTGTTGGAATTGACCAAATAGATACATGGTATGTAACATCAGGTTTTAATGGAACTGTTGATCCAATACAAAATAATTTAGCAAGATTTACAAGCGGTGGCGGTTATTTAGGAAGTGGAATGTCAGTATCAAGTGGTATATGGACTTTCCCTTCAACTGGATTTTGGTTAATTATATTTGAAGCAAGATCAGCAAGAGTAGATGCTGGTCATCAAAGTAGATACCAATATATTAAAATAGCATCAACAACAGATAATAACTTTTCAAGCACTGATAACACTATAGGTTTTTCTGAGACTGGATTTTATGATAATTACAGTGCTGACTATAGATATAATGGTGCTACTGCTACCGCAATTTTTGATTGCACTAATACATCAACACATAAAATTAAGTTTGAGACTGATGTTGAAGATAATAGCAATGGCGGAGTTGCTTGGGGTCAAGTGTATTTTAAATTTATTAAATTAGGAGATACATAATATGGATTTAGAAACAGGAAAGCCAAATCATATAGAAGATTATCTTGTTAGAGTTAGAACAGGACAATGGTTTGGTTGGAGTGACCCCACTAATAAAATCTATGCAAATTTAGTTGTATATGATGGTGGTTCTAAACCATCTGAATCAGATTGCACAACTGGACTGAAAGCATTACAAGATGCTTGGGATTTAGAGAATGATAGTTACAAATCTAAAAGAAGAGCAGAATATCCAGATTTGATTTCACAATTAGATGACATATACCATAATGGTATTGATGGCTGGAAAGCTACAATCAAAGCTATTAAAGACAAGTATCCAAAACCATGAGTACACTAAAAGTCACTAATGTCGCACACGAAACAAGCACCTTAAACACGCTTGTATTTGATAATGGTGGTGGTTCTGGTAACGGAAGAGTAACCACAAAAGGAACTATTGGAGAAATAACTGCTGTCTCCTACGCATCTACAATCACATTAGATTTCAGAACTGGTAATAATTTTTCTACAACTCTTACTGGTAATGTTACCTTTGCCAACCCTTCTAATATTTCTGCTGGTCAAAGCGGTGTTTTGTTTATAACTCAAGATGGTACAGGAAGTAGAACCGCAGCTTTTGGATCGTATTGGGATTTCAGTGATGGCACAGCACCTACATTATCCACAGGTGCAAACCAAGTAGATGTTATTGCTTGGATCGCACGAACCAATACAAACATAGTTGCACAG